GGGGACAAAATTTTACACTTAGTGGATAGTGGCGTGTTTGTTACAATAAACCAAGTTATGGTACCCGAACATTTTACAGAACTATATGAAAGGTGTAATAGATTTCACGGACGAGGTATTAATGTTACTTTAAAGCCACAGTCAAATGCACAGGCAAATAAAGTTGTAGATGGTTACACTACACACATGATTGAGATCATGCGGAACGGGTTTCCCCAGCATGTAGCAGAAGAACAGTTGCTACAGGTTAAACTAATAGATGATACGCAAAAAGTATGGTGGTTAGACCAAGCAGAACGGTTTAATAGTTTTGAATTTAACCAGTTTAACGGCTGGACATGTAACAGCGGATATCAAGGTATAGTTATTAGAGAAAATGAAGTTAAACGCAGTTATAGTTGTATCGACACTGTATTAGGGACCTTAACAGACGGATTTAAAATATTTGATTCACCCAAAATCTGTATTACAAAAATTTGTGTAAGTAGTGCAGATAGTAAATTACCAAAAAGCAAAATGAGAGAATTTAAATGAGATTAATAGCATTTGGATGTTCACTGACATACGGGCATGGGTTGTCCGATTGTATAATTCCACCATATTCTCCAGGGCCAAGTCCTAGCAAACTAGCATGGCCTGCAATTATTGCATCTGAACTAAAAATAGAACTAATTAATCTTTCTACTCTCGGGTCGAGTAATAAAAGAATTTGGCATAATATTATTAATTTTAATTTTAAAACAGATGACATCGTGTTTATTATGTGGAGTTATCCTGAAAGGGACTGTATTTTAAAATCGACTAATAGTTACACAGACATAGGCAGATGGATCGACAACTGTAAAATATATTATAATAATTACTATTCCAAATATGACTCAGACACAATGACCAAATTATATATAAATCATGCTAATCAATATCTAAATGACAAAAAAATTACAACATATAATTTAACAGTGAATAAAGAATTTAAACATATGTTTTTTTCATTTAATAAAAAAATACCATACATACCGGTGTGCATAGACAAACAATGTAATAAATTTGAATTAGGGTTAGACAATCTTCACCCCAATGAGGCTTGTCATAAAGAAGTTGCAAGACTAATAATGAATCAACTTAATATGGATAATAATATCCCGAAACAAAAAATATCTAAATTAAGATGGATAAAGTCTTTAATTAAATTTAAAATATAATATGAGCATATTAAAAATTTATATAGGCTATGATAGCAGAGAAGAAGATGCATTTAAAGTGTGTCAACATTCTATTAAAAAACACACCTCTATTCCTGTAGAAATAATACCACTTAAACAGAAAGATTTACGGGCCTCGGGAATATATACAAGAAAGAGTGATTCCCTATCATCAACTGAATTTTCTTTTACTAGATTTTTAACACCTTATCTATCAAATTATTCAGGGGTTTCTATTTTTTGTGATTGTGATTTTATATGGACTACTGATATATCAGAGTTATTACATTGTTATGATTCAAAATTTGCTGTTCAAGTAGTAAAAAGTATACATGTTCCCAACAATACTTTAAAAATGAATGATAGTGTACAAACATATTATGATAGAAAAAATTGGTCTAGTATGATATTATGGAATTGTGGGCACAAATCAAACCTATCATTGACTCCTAAAATTGTAAATAACGAATCGGGATTATATCTTCATCAATTTAAATGGTTAGATGACAATGACATTGGTAGTCTTGACAAATCATGGAATCATTTAGTAGATGTATATGAGCCGATTCATTTACCAAAAGCAATTCATTACACGAACGGCGGTCCGTGGTTTGAAAATTATAAAAATTGTGGTTATGCCGATGTTTGGGTATCATATTATAATGAAATGATAAGTATTTAAATGAAAATAGATACCGAACACCTTCACTATTGGATGCAGGCGATTCGCAAAAGTAATGATCCCATGAGGACTATGGACGCATTTTGGTCAGGTCAAATTAAATCAAAAGAATGGTTAATATTAACACTAGAAAATTTAATACCGACTATAGTTAATATAGATATTTATGGAGGATGGGTAGGTGTTCTAGCTAGTATGTTATTTCAAAGCAAACTTACCGTTAATACTATTAGAAGCATTGATGTTGATCCACAATGTGAGCCTATAGCAAATATAATGAATAACATAGAATTAAATAAGGGAAAGTTTAAAGCAATCACCGCTAATATGATTAATGTCACTAGTACCGCAAATGTCGTTATAAATACAAGCTGTGAACATATATCACAAAACGAGTATAATGATTGGCTTAAAAAAATATCCGATGATAGTTTGTTAGTTTTACAATCAAATAACTATAAAATTTCAGAACACATCAGAGTTGCTAACACTGTAGAAGAATTTGTAGATCAATCCAACTTAAAAAAAGTATTGTTTAAAGAAGGATTATCCTTACCATTGTATAATAGATATATGATTATAGGATACAAATAATGTTTAATTTTAACGAATTAAATGATATTCATTTAGAAATTTCTAATAATTGTCAGGCTAGCTGCCCAATGTGTAATAGAAATATTAGAGGAGGACCTGATAACCCCTTACTATCCACATCTGATTGGACTTTAGAAGAATTCAAACAAATATTAAATGAAGAGGTCTTGAGACAACTACGCGGGTTTTATTTTTGCGGCAATTTTGGCGATCCGATGATGAATGATGATGTGTTAGACATGATTGACTACAGTGTCAATATTAATAATAATCTCCACATAAGATTTCACACCAATGGTGGTGCAAGAAAAATTGAGTGGTGGCAAAATTTGGCAAAAGTACTACCTAAAAATCATCGAGTAATATTTGCCATTGATGGTTTAGAAGATACACATAATTTATACAGAATTGGAACCAATTATGAAATAGTATTACGCAATGCCAAAGCTTTTATTAATGCAGGTGGCATTGCTGAATGGTGCTTTATTCGTTTCAAACACAATGAACATCAATTAGAAGAAGCACAACGCAGGGCAAAAGAATTTAAATTTGCTCAATTCACCTTTAAAAATAGTTCTAGATTTTTACTAGAACCAAAAATACAAGTAATCAATAAAAAGGGTGAGAATATTCATATCATTGAGCCAGCTTCTGATACTCCTATCAAATTCATTGATAAAAAAGTAATAGATAATATCAATGACTATATGGTCAATAGTACAATCGATTGTCAAGTATTACACACCAAAGAAATATATATAGATGCATATAAAACAGTAATGCCATGCTGTTGGATAGCTCATATACCTTACACATACATTGAAAATGATGCTGTGGCCTCGATACGACAGACCATGGTCAACCAATATTATTCCATGATGGATAAGTTAGGTGGCGTAAAAAATATGAATGCTATACACCGTAGCATCAAAGATATTTTAAATAGCGAGAAATATCATACTATTTGGGATAATTATTGGAATCATGATAAACTTATTACATGCACACGAACATGCGGTAGGGGCAAGGCAGATGAATTTAGTAAATCTATAGATCAACAATCAGCTATTATAAAATTGGATTAATATAAAAAATGTCACAAATTTTCCCAATACGAATTGTCTCAACACAGGAATCAAACACATTGCATGTCAGGTTTTTTCCAACCGATATTTGCAATTTTAGTTGTTCATACTGTTTTCCCGGTAGTGGTAATATAGGGAAATATCGATATCCTAAAAATGTTGGCACAGTAATTAAAAATTTTAAGATACTATTTGATATGTACATTAATAATTTGAATAAAAATAAATTCGATTTATTTTTAGCCGGTGGAGGTGAACCCACAATGTGGCCCGGTATTGAAGAATTCTGTAGGGGAATAAAAGAAAAACATGATGTATATACAACTATCATAACAAATGGAAGTAGAACCTTACGATGGTGGGAAGAAAATTGTGAATTTTTTGACGGTGTCACTCTCAGTTGCCATCATGAATTTGTTGATATTGATCATTATATTCAAGTTGCCGATCTACTATATAGCAGAGGAGTTAAGGTAAACGGGTTAATGTTAATGGATGCACAACATTGGGACAAGTGTGTTTCATATGTAGAAAAAATGAAGAACAGTCAATATCCTTGGTTTATTCAAACTAAAGAAATTGTAGATTCTCCGGGTAAAGGAATGGATGCTTATACACCAGAGCAGATTGCATATATTAATAATAGTTTAAAGCGGTTACCTGACAGTGACTGGTTATTAAAACATTTAGATATTTTGCGAGCACACGAAAGCCTAGCATTATTAAATGACGGGACCGCTTTTCCAGCAATGTCTCAATCAATCGTCGTAAATAAATGGAATAATTTCAAGGGGTGGCATTGCAATGTTGCGTTAGAAAGTTTAATGATTAATTACGACGGGTCAGTGACTGGCAGTTGTCAAGAACCTATATTCAAAGATATTAATGTAAATTTATTTTCAGAAACATTTGAACAAGATTTTCAACCATTGATTGATTTTAAATCAATAAGCTGCTCCCGTGACTGGTGCACATGTCAACCTGAAACGCATATTACCAAATTTAAACCTTAACTTTTGTTAAAGGTATGTCAGAGGCACAGGTACAAAAACTTCTAGTACAAACTACATTGTCAATGGGTTTGATAAAAGTACCGTTGTATATATTTCCCATACTACCGCCAACTCTACATGTTGCTCGGTATACTTCACCGTCATAATTAATCATTAAACTTTCTAATCCTGCGCTACAATGCCAATTCTTATACTGATTTAAATGTAATTTGATAATGTCATTACTATGATATAATAAATTTTCATCAATGATGCAATTAGGTTGAACTGTTGCTATATTATTTAAAATATATTGAAGATCATTTTCAGCATATTTATTATCATCAAATTTATCATGATCGTCCTCCGTCCATCTTATTCTTCTAATGACAAATGGCACTTTGTTTTCTTTTAATTTTTCTACGACAAATTTACATTCTTTCATTTGTTCATGATGGGCCATAACATTGGTCATGACTGTTTTATCACTTTTATTATGCACTTCAATGATTGTATATAGTACTCTTTCCCAATCATATTCAAAATGAAGACTATAGACATAATGATCACAATTAAGAGAACAATAATATTTTGGTTTTCGTGTACCGTTGGTAGTGACATTGATCCATACAATGCCCATTTCTTTACAATAATTTAATAGTTTGTCAAATTCAGGATGTGTCGTAGGCTCGCCGCCCGTTAAACTAAGTCTAATAGGTTTTTCTAGTGTTACTAGATTGTCTACTGCCTGTCTTAGAGTTAATAAATCAGTGTGAGGACTGGTATTGTCATGAATTACAGAGGGGCAATAACTACAGTCATAGTTACAACGCTTACCCAAATTCCATTCAACTTTTATAGTGTCCTGATGTCCCCATCGGCTCTCTACTTTAAACATAGGTATTAAATTCAGGGGTGACCTTAACAAACGATTGATTTCTAGTTAGGTCTAATCGTTTATTAAATTCAATAGTATCGTCCCATAGGTTACTGAGATCCTTTGCCCAAATAAAATTAATATTATATTCTAATTGATTTCGTGTATATATCAAAAGTTCTGGATGTTGTTTTACCATTTTAAAATCTTTTACTTTCTCACTAACTTTGCGTAATCTATTAGTAACCTCATGTTTCAACTCCGTAGGCAATGTTTGAATACTTAGCAGATTAGGATAACTGACTCTATGAGTATGGAATATTATGCCCAAATCATCTAGAAAATACTCTACCAATTTGTCCATGTCCATAATATTACTTACTTGCACAGTCATCGCGCCCACTATTCTACTTATATTAGGGATCTTTTGAACCGCTTTAATGTTTTTTATCAATGTATCCCAACTGGCATTGCCCCTTACATATTCATAACTATCCTTATACCCATCGATACTAACGTTAACCGCAATGCTACGAAATTTAGGCCAATATTCATATATATTTCTGTCTCCCTTGCCCAAAATACTCAAATTTGTAGCATATTTAATTTCTATTTGATTACCGTAGGGAGCTAACATATCTAGTATTCTATAGTGTTGCGGGTCCATTAATGGCTCCCCGCCGGCAAATTCAACTCGACGAAAATACGGCAATAATATTTTTAAGCTGTTCCACCAATTTGGGTTATCATGAAATTTATCTAAGAAAGGTTTACGCTCTAAGTTATGTTCTTCCACTAAATCAAAAATAATATTATTTTCTTTTTTGTAGAATTCTTTAATTTCTCCCCAATCATTCCAGCTAGTACTATCGCCGGGGTGACACATACGACACTTTAAATTGCATAAATTATTTAATTTTAATTCTATAGTAGGAATCTCAAATGGCATTGAATAATCTTCCCGTAATTTAGTCATGGTATCAGGATATAGAGTTACTCTAGATTCAGGTATTCGTTGCTCAATATGCCTAACTCTAAGACTTTCTACTCCTTGATCTTCTAAACTAAAGCATGGTTCGCACTCAGGTGGCCTCTCGTTATTTAGCAACTGTTTACGAATTCGTTTCATTGAATCATTATTCCATATTTCTTCTATTGAGTGTTTGTCAATGAATCCTACTGGATGACTGCGACAACAGGCTTTTAAGGCACCGTCTTCTCTTGTTGCCAATCCTGTAAATGGATGCATACAGAATGTTTTACTTTGATTCATTAATTGCCCATGCTCTTTCTAAACACCAAAAACATTTATTACATATGGGCACATATTGATTTGGTTTGTAAGTGAGATAATTGATTCCTGCAAACTCACCTTCGCAACTTCGAGTTTTTTCAAATAAATCCATAATATTATAATTGCGATATTGTTCTACCACCCAAGACTTATCAGTAAATCTAAAAGGATGACTCACGACCGTACGCATATGCTGCATTAATTCCATATGTTTATTAGAATCATTTTTACTAATGTCCCGTTCAGACATACTGCCCTGAAGTTTAACTCTAGGATTTTTAGTAACTGCGTTATAAAAGCAATCTATATTATTTATATGACAGATATATTCACTGTATGCTCTCTGCTGAATATTATCCCCACTAACCATTTTACCATATTCATCTTTAATTGTTGGTCCTATATTTCCGTATTCCAAATCAGGAGCAATTAAATTAGTATATCTGATTATTAATATATCAAATTTAGATTTTATTTCATCGAATACTCTTAAACTGTCATATTGCTGCCATGGTTTAGATTTCCACATTCTAGTATGACTAATACAATGAATTTTTATGTTTAACTTTCTTTCTTCGATTATAGTACAAAGCATATACAATAAAAGAGCAGAGTCTGCGCCACCGGATAATGCCACAGCAATGTTACTCCAAGTATTGTCAAAAGGTAATTCAACCCCATGTATATTAATAACTTCCATAATTTAAATTATAGACATAATATGTCCATTGAAATATTTATTAATCTCTGAAATAGATTAAATATTTCAATGACTAATAAAGTATTTTGGATAAAGTCCGCCGAGACCCAATTAGGCCAATGGCAAGAACAAATTAAGAAAGAATCCGGTAGTTCTAGTTTTTGTGTATTACCGTGGATACATTTAGCAACTAGACCCAATGGTGATATGCGTATATGCTGTGTCGCAAATGCCAGTGGTGCGAGTAGCGGCGATTACACTGTTGGTTTAGTGAAAAAAAATAACGGTCGACCTGCAAATTTTGGTCACGATCGGCCTACTGAGGCATTCAATAATGAATACATGAAATCTGTACGGAAAACAATGCTTGAAGGCGGTGTTCCTGCAAGTTGTGTAAAATGCTACAAGGAAGAAGAAGAAGGGGTATCTAGCAAAAGAATATGGGAAACATGTACGTGGCACCATAACGGGGTTGATATTCCCAAACTTGTTAAAGAAACTGATAAAGATGGATCTGTTCCCTATAAGTTACAATATCTTGATTTAAGATTAGGGCACACGTGTAATTTAAAATGTATTATGTGCAGTCCACATGACAGTAGCCTATGGGTATCTGAATTTAAAAAAGTATTTCCAATATATAAAAGTCCATTAATAAAAAAACAAATGGATTGGAACCCCGAGAGTTTCGATAATAACTGGCACGAGAACCCAAAATTTTGGAGTGAGATATATGATCAAATCCCCAATATTAAAGAATTGTATTTTGCAGGAGGTGAACCGCTCTTAATAAAAGAACATAAACAATTCTTATTAGAAATAATAAATAGGAATTATGCGAGTAATATAGGATTGCGATATAATACAAACGGATTATTAATCAATGACGAAATGATTGAAATATGGGAGCACTTTAAAAAGGTTAAAGTGGGAATCAGCGTAGATGGAATGAGCAATAGATTAGATTATATTCGTTACCCAACTGATTGGGATATCATTAAACAGAATCTATGGCGTTTAGAAAAAACAAGCGATAAGATACAATTTAATATTGCATTAACTGCACAAATATTAAATATTAAGCACGTTCCTGATATTATTAAATGGAAAGTGACCTCAGGATTTAAAAAATTGAATTTTGAAAAAAATGTTGTAGGACAAACAAACGGCGGCGGATTAATTGGTGTTCACTTATTATGGATTCCAACTTGGCTAAGTTTAAGAGTTCTTCCCAAAGAAGATAAACAAGAAGTCAGAGAATTGTTTAATGAACTAAAAGAATGGTTATGGAATTATTATTCCCAAGATGATGAATTTTGGATTGACAACTCGTATGGTTGGAAAAGATGGGAGGCAATATTAGATTGGATGGATGCCGAAGATCATACTAATCTATTACCGGATTTTAGAGAATATATTAATGTTATGGATGCACAAAGAAACACAGATTTCAAAGGAACATTCCCGGAGTTAGCACACCTACTATGATTGAAAAAACAAAATATAGTATTGATACAAAATTGCTGCATGAAGCAATAAATCAATTGCCCGACATTGATTTTAAGTTAACTATAAATCAGCCGCGCGGCCGTTTCTTTTACGACCCGTGGGAAATAAAACCAAATTTTAAAAATACTATATGGGATATTATATTACAATCTTTACCAAACGAAATAGGAGAAGCTAGACTTATTAAACTAATGCCCGGTGTTTGTTACTGGTCACATGCAGATATTGACGATAGATACCATTTACAGATACTAGGTGATAAATCATTTTTAGTAGATATTGATTCAGAAACTTTATATAATACAAATGATTTGGGTAGGTGGTATGATATGAATGCCGGGCAGAGACATAGTGCAGTTAATTTCGGAGAAATACCTAGAATTCAATTTGTTGTTCGTAAACTATTGAAAAAAAATTCATTCCTTGACGGAGTTTTTATTTCTATAGAAGAAAATGATAATATCTCTGAAAAAAATAGTAGGTATGTATTTGATCATATACTTAGCCCATGGCTTAATACAAGTTGTAAGCAAGGTCATATAAAAGATGTAAATTTAATTGGAACTAAAATGACATTTGTCTTAGATAATACACAATTAATAACTTTCAAGAATCTAATACATTCAACAAAATTAATAGTGACATATGAATACTGCTAATTGGAACTTAGTATTCAAAGTAAATTATAATGACAAAAAAGTTGTAGAAACAAATTTAGTTTATACACCGATGACGAATGACGATAACAGTATCTACTGTATGAATTTTGATCACTCTCATCCATATCAAAATGAAATGGTGGCGAGTTTTATGCCCGAAAGACCGTATTACACTAAAGAAACAGTACAAAATTTCTTTAATAGAGAAATATATTACTTAGAAAAATTTAAAGATTTCAAATGGCGTCCCAACTATATAAAAATAGACAATATTAATAATAAAATATTCTTTGAGTGGCCAGGTGAATCGTGTAATAAAATAGTAACTGATGGTGGTAACTTAGAAATATATTGCCCGAATTGGGAACAACAGTTGATTAATATTATAATGGATATATATAATCATGGATTTTATAAAGTAACATTGTATCCTCATTGCTTTTTTGTACAAAACGGAATCTTAAAAACTTTTGATTTTTATGGTTGTGCCAATATTGAAGACCCATATGTACCTTTATCTATAGCTAAAGGAGTCTTGGGAGTTGCTAGTAAAGAAAGATTTATAGAAGTTATTAAAGACGAAAAACTAAATTTTAAAGTATTATTCAAACAAGCCTTAGAAGGTTATTCTTGTTGGCCTACTGAAAAATTAAAAGAACTTATTGGGAAAATCTTCTAATTTAATTAGAAATTTTGATTCAATGATGTCAATATTAGTTTGAGATAATTTAACACCAAAATCAATTTGATTAATTGTCGGTGTTTTGAGCCAAAACAGGCACCCATTAAATATATCTTCATAGGTACAACCCGGATCTGTACTAGTATTTTCTGTTGTTCCTACATTTATTAACAATAAATTACTTTTTGAGTTATAAGATAATCGTTTATTCAACTGCATTAAGTTATTTTTATCCACTGAATAACCTTGTTTTTTACTAGGAATATCATAAAAATATGCTGCAACTGAACCCATAGTAATAATATTTTTAACATTATTATTTAAATCGCTTAGTAATTTATATTGATAGCCCGCTTGCCCATATGCGTTATTAATAACTAAATCATAACCTAAAGCTTTTTGCAATATATCATCGTAGTTCTTAGTAAGGTCATACCCATTAGACCTAGATGCCCCGTCTACTACAAACCCTAGTTCTATAAATTTGTTATAAAAATATTGACCAATTCCACTAGTATGACCAGTAATTAAACACTTCAACTTCATATTAATATGTCTCTAAATGACTTATACCCAATGTCTTGCGAAACTCTTCTGTAAACTTTCCGTCAATACGTAGTCCATAGCTTTGTTCCATAATCTTCTCACCGCCGTGCCAATCAACATCATTCCACCATGCGGCTCTTGTATTTAGATATACTTTGTTTTTCTTTTCAGGATCCCACACGTAAAAAGCTTTCTTTGTATTAGGGCGTATATGTATAAATTCATTGCGATGTGGTTTTACCACATCAACTCCATTTTTAGCATCTAAGTCTCTATGTTCAAAAGGTATGCCATCCGCTTCGCAATGAAAGAATATTACACGGCCAATATGTTCGAACACAGTACCTTGTAATTGTTCGACCCATTTAACTACATTAGGAAAATATGCGGCCTCGTCAGTAAGTTTGCGTGGTGCAGTTCTATCATCCCATGATCCTTCTTCCCACAAGAAATAATAAATATACGGATCATATGCTCCCATAGCCATTTTTAAATAACGTGTAAATTTATTACGTTGTTTGTAATTATTAAAGTCTTTAAACAGATCAATACCGCCCAAGTATATAGGGTCTTCTTTTGGCAAAGACATAAACTCGTCCATAGCTTGATATATAGGCTTCCAACTAAGTTTATAGCTCATATTGTCAAAAGTATACCCAGGTTTCATCCAAGTACCCTCTTTGGCAAATTCTCTTGCCTCAGCAAAGCCTCTATAAATTTCAGGCTGCAAGTTATCAAACTCAATCATATTTAGATATGGTTCCATATCGATATACGGTTGATTATTAATCCCCTTAATCATATTATTACCTTTCAAATATTTATCGTAACTAGCAGTGACACTAAATATTTAGAGTGAAAGGACATTAAATGTTACAGCATATAGGAATATGTGATATTATCGATTGGGATGAACTTATTAGTTCAATCGAAGATCAGACACCTGCATACATAGGACCTAGACACCGAAAAGGTGATGTTAAAGCTATCGGGATAGATGATGTTGCTATTAAATGGGAGGAAGCCGGTCATGTAACATGGGATAAGGGTGGCAATGCCAAATGGGATATGTTTTTACCTGATATTAATTTTGATAGATCTATAGCTGAAATGTTTGCTGAGTGGGTAGGTTTATCAGGATATACTAATGTATGGATAAGCAGAGTGACTCCGGGTAATATCGCTCCATTACATTGGGATGTGACTGATGATGAGTTAACATTAGAAAAGACTGAACACCAAAGATTTCATTGCCATATAAGCAGACCTACGCCCGGACATGTGTTCATAGTCGAAGATATATGTTTGTATAATCAACCACATGGTTCAGTATATAAGTGGACTAGTAGAAAATCTTGGCACGCCGGAGGGAATTTAGGGTTTACACCTAAATATTTACTTAACATGTGGCATTGAATTATGAATTACTATTACAATAATGTACCCGATATTGGACTATGTAGGAATAATCTCATTTATACTAGTTTAATATCGGATGACAAAAAAACATTTGTACAATGGTATTACAATGATACAGATTATCATAAAGGGATGAATCAAGTGATTGATCCAAATAAAATGGAAGAAAAATGGCAGCGAGAAGTAAAATATATTTCATTAATGAGTGAGCATTATCCAGAACATGTTCCTGAAATTTTAGATATAGATCAGAAAGAAAGAAAAATATATTTAAAAGTAGATGGTAATGATTTTTGGGAGAGAGCAAATTGCATGACCAATAATTACGATATTGTATTACCAAATTGGCAAGAACAAATGATAGAAATTGTTAAAGCTCATAAAAGTTTAGGCTTATATAAATACAGTTTGCACCCATCTAGTTATTTTATTGTGAATGAAAAATTAAAATCGATTAATTATTTCTTTACATATCATGAAGACGAACCAAATTTTAGCTTCAAAGATGTAGAAAGTCACATATATGTAACGCGGCAAAACGAGTTAAAAAAGCATATGAGTAAGTTTGGTGTCGTGTATGAAGAGCCACAGCCATTTGAAACTTTCATGAAACTAGCATGGACTAGTTTTAAAACCAACTACCCTGATGAGTTCATTAATAATGTCATCGGTATCTAAACGTTATAATAAATCCATTTGTGGTGATCTTCTTCAGATATTCCCTTTGCTCTTATTGTTTCGTAATACATTCTAGGACTGTGAACTAAGAGCACTAATTCTCCGTTCTGATAAATTCTAGTGCCATCTGCATCGCATTGAATTACCGCCATAACTAATCCTTGAATAAAAAATGACGGTAAGGATCCTTGTTCAAGGATCATATCCCCTTTAAAGATTTCGTAGTCTACTAACTGAATTCCCTCAAGTTTTTCCATTTGTTCTCCGCAACATTCATTATTTGTTTAACATCAATATCGATATTGATGTTAAAATTTTCATAGTTTATGCTAGCGGCTGTTGCTAGCATATATAAAGTCCGTATTTTCTTTGCATAAAATCTAGGCAATGTACAATCCCATACTTTAAAATCTCCCCAGCAGTACTGCCCGAGTTGATTTCTGTATCTTTTATAAGGGCTTAGAACTTCGCCTGAAAAACCAACATTATGTTTTTTAACCACAGGATACATAATATCAAAACTAGCAGTAACACCATCAATATATTCTAAAAATGTATCAGTAGTTACTTCATGATTAGCTATATCTTGTATCAGTTCTATACCCAAATCGTTTGGTCTAGATACTACATAATAGTACATTTTTATATTGTTTATAATAATGTGTTCAAAATGAAGTGGTTGTTCAATTGTATAATTAGGTAAATTAGCTAAATTAAAAGCGTCATACATGTCACAATGTATATCCCATTCTTTTTCATCAATGACATTATGAACTTTATGTACTTCACCATTAGGGGTAAAAACAAACCCTTTCTTTTTAATCGTATGCCGTAATATTACACCATAATCCTGCATTTCAGTGACATATAGACCACATGCCGCAAGGCCTTCTTTTTCATTTTGAAAAACTTTGTCAATTAATAATTGTTTATAATCTTGCATATAAGTATTTATGCCTATGATTTTAAATATGAATATCTACAGTATATAAATATTATTATGAAATATGAACCAAATTTGCGTCCTGATTGGAAGGAACCTGTAAATTGTAAGAAATTTAATTTGTCAAATAATATTTGCATTGACTCGGAGATTAATTTATCAATTGATATTAGTTCAATGAATCAATATGCAGACGCTTTTACAGCTTACCACGCCGTTGGTAGTTATTATAAGGTAAAGATAGAACATATGGCAATAGGTTTCGGGATAGGTGAATTGTTTCCCAGAATGCTGTTGCACGGAAATCTAGGATCTATAACAATAGTAGAGCCAACTTGGCCCATGCCTAAAGTATACTTAACCCTAAATAACATACCTTACCATAGTATTTCTTATAGAGATTTTACTAATATATCGCATGATGAATTAAAACAAGGAAAAACTGATACATTGTATATTGCTAATCCTAATGGAATTAATGGTACGGTTTTAACAAAAGAAAATTTAATTCAAATATTACCTTATTACAAATTTGTGATATGTGATGAAGCATATATGGATTTTAGTAATCATAGTATGATTGAGTTTTATGAAAAATATCCAAATTTGATTATACTTAAAACATTTAGTAAGTCGATTGCAATGCCCGGACTAAGATTTGGATTTTGCATTTCTAGTAATAAAGAATTAATTAACCATCTGCAAATGAATCGTCCTAGTTCAGTAATGACCGGCGTTACAGCTTCACTGGTACCAAAGCTAGTAGAGATGATTCCTGAACATGTAGCTAGAATGAAAATTACAAAAAACAAGATAGAATCAATTTATGATTGTGTTAGCAGTGAAGGCAACTATGTATTACTTAAAAAAAATTCCATGATAAACTATGACACTGCTCAAATTAAAGAAGTTAATCAGGGAATTTACAGAATGGCATTGTTTAATATGAATTTATATAATGAGATTATTAAATAATGGATAAAGACGAATTCTTAAAGTACAGAGTTAAACAAGAGAATTTAATATACAGTAAAAGAAATATTAGCGATCCGTTAACAAGCTTAGTATCAGTACAATTAAATACAACTGAATTGTGTAACAGAGCATGTACATTCTGCCCTAGAGTCGATTCAGACGCTTATCCTAATAGAAACTTGCACATGTCTATTGATACTGTTTATAAAATTACCAAAGATTTGAATAGTATTAATTATGTGGGCAGAGTATCGTTAAGTGGTTTTGGAGAACCTTTACTAGCAAAGAACTTTATTAACATTGTTAAAACAATCAGAAATAATTTACCAAACTGTAGTATAGATACCAATACCAACGGTGATCACCTTAGTATAGAAACAGTCAATGAATTATATAGTGCAGGCATTGACATATTATATGTCAACTTGTATGATGGTCCAAATCAAGTAGATTATTTTACTAAATTATTTGAAAATATAAGTACGGACAAATATATTTTTAGACCACATTGGAAAAATCAAAATACATATAACCTAATTATAAACAATAGGGCAGGCGCCATACAAAGTACAGTAACCGGGATCATTCATCAACCATTAAAACAACAATGTTACCTTCCTTTTAGTCATGCAATGATTGATTATAACGGCAATTTAATTTTGTGCTCTAATGATTGGTCAAGAAATTATATAGTGGGATCATTGTTAGAAAGTCATATTGGAGACTTATGGATGAGTAATAGAATGAAAGATATTAGGTTAAAGTTGGCGAACTATAACCGTAATACTCACCCTTGCAGTATGTGCAATACCAACGGAACGCTGACAGGCAAATTAAGTTATAATATATTAATGAAATATTATGAAAATACAAACCAACTTTAAACTAGTAGAATTCAATCATAATTTAGAACTAAATGAATTCTATGATGATGCACTGCAAAGAGGATATATAAATAATTCTAGCCAATCAAAAATGATTGATTGTTTTAAGCATGAACGTGCTTGGAAAGTTTGGATATTATATGAAAATCAAACTCCTTGCGGCTCAGTGGGATGCCATTCCTTAGATATAATGGGCCCGAATGCATATAGAATATGTGCAAGAACATGCTTTTTCCCTGAATATAATTTAAACAAAGGATTAATAGCTAAGAAAAATGAAATATGTCAACACCAACATGTTGTACCACAATTTTATATGATTGCGGGTATTGAATGGGCTGGATTAGATAAAGACTTTTATATAACAACAAACAACAGTAAAGAAGCATCTAATCGTAAAGTACACACTGTTTGGGCCCCAATATTAGCAGAAATGGGTATACTAGAGAAAATGATTGAACAAAATTATAGAGGACATATGCAAACTTTTTGGAAACTTAATACAAATGTTTTTCTAGAATCAATTAATAGTAATCATAGATGGTTACTTCGACCATCGTAAACTGTTTAGTTAATAAAATAGGGCTTTAAAGCCCTAAAATAAATTTAATAGGTGCAAATTTAATTAAAGATTATTTAACATATACGAATAGTCACCTGTATTGTCTTTATTCCCAACTAAAAAAATTCTTATTGATTGTTGGTTTTCAACACTATGAATTGAATCAAACTTCAGCCAATACCAAGAATTTTCTTCAAGGCAATTTTCATCTACTTTGTAGATTTTACTGTAAGGTATACAACTATAATCGATTATGGGCAGGTCTTTAAACTCGTCTTTGGGTTCCCACCAAACTGTAGTAACATTGTCTCCTCCTGATTTTAATAAAAGTTGAAATCCGTTTTTGCGTCTAGAAATATCATCGATATGAGGCGCACAATAGGGACCCCCTTCTACAAATAATAACCCATAGTAATCAAAAATATTTATTAAATTAGTTTGTTTAAAAAATTGTTTAACTCTGTTATCTAAATAAGGAGACATATGCAAATAAGACACTCCCCCTGATTGGTTATAAAAATTCATATCCTCATCCTTGAGATAGTTTAAACTATTTTGATTTTCTAATTCAAACCGTCTATGGTGTAATACTCTATTATTCTGTTCGCGTTCAAAAATTATTATAGCTTCTTCAACTAAATCTTTTTTCAAATCTTCAGGAAGAACCGGCATTTCTGTCATATGTTTAAAGTACATATTAATTCCTGTAATAAGCTAAAGCTAAAAAAGGGGCCTATATAGACCCCTTTAATTTAATAAAAATTAAATTAAAATGAACGAGTGTATGCAAAGTTAACACTGTGGTTAAAACTATCACCACGAACTTGGTCATAACGAACACCAACTGTGTCATTTTTGGTAACTGCATAGCTAACACCGGCACGAGCAGTATGAGTTGTGTCAAGATTACCATTGTCACCAAATCCATTGCGGAAACGATAACCTACTTTACCACTTAGTTTGTTAGTAAAATTGTATACAACGCCCGGCTCAACGCTATAGTACGCAAAGTCAGAACCATTGGTGAATTTTTCACCAACAGCAGCACGAGTATAAAGATTAACTGGACCAACTGGAACAGTACCAGTAATACCAGCTTCAAGCCTGTTGCTTAGTGATTTGGTGCCATCTTGTTGATACGCAGTAAAGCCGAGATCAGCGGTAAAAGTCTTGTTGATAGACTCTTTAACACTTAGCGCATAGTTGTCACTGTCACGGGCGCCACGATGTCCTTGTTGAAACTGCCCTTCAACAGTAACACTAGCAGCATTAACAAACGTAGAGGCTGCTAATAGCGCAGCGGTGATAAAAACTTTCTTCATATGAATATCTCCTTTAAAAGTTTCATAGAGTATATATTTATTCTAGAGTGGTGTCAATATAATTTTTACCCAATATACAATGTATAAATATAACAAAAGGGCAACATATGAGCGAAATTGCTGTAACTTCGATCCGTGAAACACTTCGTATTCAACGTTGGGATGACCATAGATACTACCATCATAGTAGAATAAACCAATTCCTACACTTGATTTCAGCTACCAGCTTTTTGGTTGCATATGTTTATTTGTTTATTAATCCTGTGATCAGTTCATACATTGCTTGGTTTGTTGCCATGACCACACGACAAATTGGGCATTTCTTTTTTGAACCCGACGGCTATGATGAATATAATAAAGCTACCTTTGAATACAAAGAAAAAATCAAAGTGGGCTTCAATCTCAAGCGTAAAAGAGTGTTATTAGCATGTTGGGCAGCGGTGCCTATTTTAGCCTATTTTGATTCTGAACTGTTTAATTTTATCATGCCTGCGGGTACCCCCGATACGCTGTTCAACATGGTTGGGTGGGGCTGGTTATGGTTAGGTGTAGCAGGTGTAGTGTTTAGAATGATTCAACTTACTGCTATTGAAAGTCGCCGCACTGCTGTCACTTGGTGTATTAAGATCATTACAGATCCATTTCACGATGTGATTATCTATCGTAACAGTTGGTTATATTTGTTGCGGGGCCAGTTAATTGACCCCGACTTGCGTCAAGACTACGAAGATTAATTTTTAGACATTGACCCAATTTTATTAGGCATATTCATTCTGTCTTCAATGACGGCAATATGCTGACGATTTTCAGCAATCATGTCACGATTCTTTTGAATCTCTTTCTCTAAGTCTTGTCTTAGTTTCTCTCTCGCTAACTCTGCACCCGAGTTGGTTGCTTGTTTATTATCACTAGTAACCACTAAAGAAATCTTACCATTTAATATAGTAACATCGTGACTGAGATTTTGTAGTGCGCTCATTAGGTACACTACGCAGGAAAATAACAACGGCAATAATGCAAAACTAATCTTTTCAATTAGTTGGCTTTTGGCATGTGCTTGGTCAATTTTTTCCTGCATATCTATAATCTCCAATTTTAACTATTTATTATAATATACTTTTATTTTCCAGCCAGTGGGTTGTCCATGGCTTTTTGAATCTTACTGTCAACTTCACGCTTTAGTGCTTCTACTTCACGGTTGATTTCTCTGCGAGCAGTGGTAAACTCTGAGTTGATCTCTTTGCGAGTTTGTTCCATATCCTTGCGTATGGTGGCAGCCTCACTACGGGCTCTTTCTAAATCTTCACGCACTGCTTTACGCATATCACGCATTTCTTGTTCAGTTTCACGCTGTGCTTGTTTAACGCTGCGTTCTACCTGTTCTGTAACACTTTCATTGCGACGGATATCATTCTTTAAATCGTTTTTAATATCGCGGGTATAGTCACTAGTCTTTCCTGAATTTTCTTCAATCACAGCCAACCGTTTATCAAAGCCTGACAGATCAGGGGCAGTATATTCGGCAATCTTTTTCTTCATGCTTTGATAGTCTTTGTATACCTCAAAACAGCCATATAATCCACCCAATGTACTACTAACAATAGTAAATGCTACCATTAGTTTGGCTGGTGTGAATTCATAGCCACCAATACTAATTACAGTATCTTTGCTAGCATATTTTTTTGCCGCTGCTTCCAGTTCGTCAACTTTAGCGTCTACGCTTTTAATTTCTTCAGTCATATTATCTCCTATACTGTTGTTCTATCATCTGTTGATGTAAACGGTCTGTTGATAACTGCCTTAATGCTCTAGCATTATCAACTGGTACTTGATTCTTATAGATTTCTTTTGGTTCGTACAATTTCCCATCTTTAAGCATCAAATTAGTGTAGTTACTATAGCCAACTGGTGTAGTAGCCATCTTATTAATATCTATACTACCTGCTAGTTCGTTTGATGTGACATTAGTTTTTACTTTTTGATTTGACTCTATAGTGTTAGCAGCAGTTACTATGGGTTTTGATTCTACTACTTCATTCAGAGGATCTGTGCGATTAGTCATAAAGCCTGCTGTACTACTAACCTGTTCTACTTCTGCTTGTCTAGTAATACTTGCAGGTTGAATAATGGATTGTTGGGGCTGCTCAACAGGTGCTACTGACATAGAATAAAACATTGTGTTTTGTGGTTGTATATAAGCAGTAACAATGTTAGCCTGTGGTTGATTATCCGTAGACTGCTGCGAGAATATAGAGGTACTTGAAATTGTAGCTATAGGTTGAGTTGATGCTACAGTTTTAGAATTATTATTTGGTGGTTGTAGAGGAATAGAGCTTATTGATTCCTGAACTGGCTGTGTTGTTGTAGTTTGTGTTTTAAAGTAAGATTGTAGTGTAGATATTAATGTCTGTTGAGTATCTACATTAGCGACATTAGTAGTAACCGATGCACTAGAGGTAGCTGAGGGGGTAACTCTAGGGGCAGTAATACTTGGTGTAATAGATATAGTAGACCTAGTATCATTATTAGATATAGTGCTAGTAGACATTGACGCATTAACAGGTTGTTGACTCATTGTAGTTAAACTATTAGCAACCGCCATAGCTTGTTGTTGAGCATTATCCGCAGTCATAGCTGCTTCTGCTATAGCTGTTTGTGCTGTTGCATTTTCTAATACCCGTGTTTGTTGTTGATTTTTAGCAATTAGACTCAGTGCCATAGATACATTTTTGGACTGCGGTCTAACAAGGGTGCTATCTATTTGTGATTTTGATGCTGTACTAGTCATGGTTGGCGCAGTGTTAACTGTAACCGTCTCTACAACAGGAGTACTATCTATTGGAACTGGTAATGTGTTTTTTGCGCTCATAGCTGAAGGAAATTTAGGACAAGCAGGGCTGCTAGTAGGATCTGTAGCACAAGGATCAACACGATATTTTAGATTGAAATTGACACCTTGAATTTCTGGACCATATGGACCAGCTAAATTATTTGTATCTTTTCCGATGAATCCAAACTGGGCTGCTGCATAACTTGCTGCCCAGCTAGGATTGCGAAATGTTTCACTAAAATTAAAAGTCCTCCAATTATATTGTGCATTAGTATATTGTGTATAATCATAGTTAGCAGCCAAACTACCGTTGGACTTGTAAAATTTCACATAGGCCGACAAGTAGTCTTGTTGACCATTGTCCCAACCATTGCCATTTTTAGCCATAAAACCAAAATTAAATCCAGTGAGCTGTAGATTGCTACCTGCTGCTTTTAAGGCTTCACCTATATTGACTACTTGATATAGATCCACTGCCCCATAGGAAAAGTTAATAAGGTTATAATTTCTATATACATTGGGGTTAGGACCGCAGTTACCAGGATCTCCAGCTTGCCAACAGGTTAAACTAGTAACATACACACCGTTGACCCAATTGCCAGTAGTGGCTGTAGGCGTACCAGTGAGGTTTAATAGATTGCCAGTAGTAGGATCTAGATTTGCAGCATTAATGGAAACCGAATAGCTTGAAAGCAACCATGCCCAACAAACTACCCAACCCAATTTTCTTAATAGTGTCATCTTCTTTTACCTCTATTGCTACGGGCATTTTTTCAGGATTAGATTCCCATGCTGTTTTGGCTGCTTCGCCAATCTTACCTTCATATGGACAAGGTGTACCCGCACTCCACATAGCATCAAATACTCTGCGGTCTTGACACATTGTAGCAACTGCTGCCACTTTCATACCCATATCATACAGTGTTTTGGCTAGCTTCAATCTTTCGCAATTGACATCTCTTACAGTTGAACCACTACTAACGCCAAAGATTTGTGTTTGAACACCCCCGCTTACACCAGTTGTACATAAATCAGCATTACCACCACTCATCATAGTAGGAGCAATAGCTGTGGGCGGGGGTTGTATAACTCGTTGTGTAATTTCTGATGAATTTATATTGCGATTAGTTAAGTCACCGCTTTGTATGTTTTGATTAACATTGTTGCTGCTGTTTGTATTATTGCTGGTACTAGAACTTAAACTGGTGTTTACATTGTTGTTATTGTTAGTCATTGTACCAGAGTTGATATTGTTATTGGTATTAACATTGTTATTAGTACTGGTATTAATATTTCTATTAGTCATGCTACCACTAGTAATATTATTGTTAGTATTAACACTGGCACTTGTGCTAGTATTGTTATTATTGTATGTCATTGTACCAGTATTAACATTTATGTTTTTATTGGTATTATTACTGGTGCTAGTATTGATATTATTGTTGGTCATCGTACCATAATTGTAATTGGTACTGGTACTGGTATTAATGTTTTTGTTCACATTGTTACTGGTACTGGTATTAATGTTTTTATTAATATTATTACTGGTACTAGCATTGTTATTGTTGTATGTTATTGTTCCACTATTAATATTATTATTAGTGTTAACATTGTTACTAGTACTTGTACTAGCATTGTTATTGTTGTATGTCATTGTGCCACTATTGACATTATTATTAGTGTTGACATTATTACTAGTACTATTGCTGGTAGAAACATTGTTATTATTGTTATTGTTGGTTACTGTTCCACTTTGAATATTGTTATTATTGTAAGTAACAGTACCGCTATTAACGTTATTGTTATTATTGTTGTAGGTTACTGTGCCGCTATTGACATTATTATTGGTAACAGTACCACTTTGAACGTTATTGTTGGTATTAACACTAGTGTTATTGCTGGTACTGTTTACTGTGGACAAACTGGTACTATTGCTGTTGCTAGTACTGTTATTTGTAGTATTGACATTACTGGTACTGTTACTGGTACTATTAGTGTCTACTAATGTCTTAGAGTCATAGCCGCCTTGATTAATTAGCGTTTGAGAATAGACCGTACTTGTGGCAAACAATATACTGGTGTACACCAATATTTTTTTAAGCATATACTTTTCTCCTATTGTTAGAGAAGTTACTTTAATTATTTACTCGGTTACCATTAACATTTATCTACTAAGTTATCTCTGAATATACGCCAACACTCTTCCCAACTCCATCGTAGACTAGCTTCTTCAACCCGAACACGATCTAACCTCAAACATTGATCAATAGCAGTCTTTAAATCCTCATCCATATAACCTGTTATTCCCTGATCAATAACATCTTTGGGTCCAGTTACTGGATATGCTGCTACAGGTGTACCACAAGCCATTGCTTCAATCATTACTATGCCAAATGTATCCCAACAGCTGGGAAATACAAAAACATCAGCATCAGCATAGTATTGGGCCAGTTCTAGTCCACGTTTTATGCCAACAAATTCAACATTAGGATATTCACGCTCCATACGGCGTCTACAGGGGCCATTACCGACTACAATTTTAGTAGCACCGGGATACTCTAATCTACAAAACACATCCAAATTCTTTTCTTTGCTAACACGACCTACACTTAATAGTATGGGCTGTGACCGTTCCGTAGCGGTTCTTGTACTGCTGCCAAATATGTTGCGGTCAACACCGCGTGTCCACGGCTTAATGTCAGTTCTAAACCCACGGCTGGATAGATCATCCACCATGCTCTGTGTGGTAGTTAATACACGACCACTGTGTTTATGAAACCATCGTAGATAACGATAACTCCATTCAGCGGGTATGCCGACAATTTTGTTTATAGCTTCGGGAAACCGAGTATGGTAGCTGGTATTATATCGCCATCCCCAATAGTCCATCCAACACCGAGCAGCGAATCCTACTGGCCCTTCGGTAGCAATATGTATGTAGTCAGGGTTTACTTTTTCAATAATCCTGCCAATTCCCCAAGTCCAACTAAGTTTGATCTCATTATAGCCAGGACAGGGAATATTAATAAACTGCCTGGGATCAAGATAAACAAAATCGTACCCATCAGACTCAGCCAAAACTTCCAAGTTATGAAAGGTAGTAACAACACCATTAACCTGTGTTGGTTCATTGTCGGTTATTATCAGTACTGTCTTCATTTTCACGCACCTCTGACCAAGTTATGATTTCCCAACGACCATCCCAATGTTCAACCAGTGCCGTGCAACTTTCACACCAGTCGCCGTCATTCATGTAGGTTACGCCGTTAATATCTTTAATTTCAGCCTTATGTATATGACCACATATTACGCCATCATAGCCTTTCTTTTTACAATAACCAGCTAGATTTTGCTCAAATTGAAACATAAAGTCTACCGCTTTTTTGACCCGGTGCTTAAGGTACAAGCTAAGGCTCCAGTAGCCAAAACCCAAACGATGGCGAATCCAATTGAGTTTAGTATTGATATTGAGTACGCAGTCATATGCTTTATCTCCTAACATACTGAGCCACGGTGCTAATCTAGTAATACCGTCAAATAAGTCGCCATGTACTACAAGATATCTCTTTCCATCTAATCCAATATGTTCTGCTTGATTACAGATTTTAATACGACCAAAACTAACACCGTAAGGTATTAGTGGTCTCAAAAATTCATCATGATTGCCTGCTATATAAACAACCTGTGTTCCTCGTTTGGCATGTCCCAATACACGGCGGATCACATTAGTGTGGCTTTGATGCCACTTTAGTGTGTTCTGTTTCATTTTCCATGCATCTATGATATCGCCCACTAGATATAACGTTTCACAACTATTATGTTTTAAAAAGTTGTTTAGATAGTCTGCTTTACAGGCTTTAGTACCGAGGTGTACATCACTAATAGATATTGTCCGATAAGTTTGTTGTACCATAATAATATTTAACAATAGTTATGTTACAACTCTATTACATCCATAAAAAAAGAGCCATATGGCCCTTTAGTGCTGGTTACGAGCATCCAGCGATCCCTCTATCTTGGGCCCGTTTTAAACAAAGTACTAAACCAGCGTTGTATGCTGGTAATTACTTTCCCAATAAACTGTCAACCTTTGCTTCAACTGCATCTAACCGATGTTCAATTTCATCTAGTGCAGGATCTGCTGGTGCAGAAACTGCATCAAGAATTTGTTGATGAACTTCAGAATGAACTTCTTCACCTGTAGCTGCTGCAACAATGTTAGCAACTGCTTCGGCTGCTTGTTCCGCTGCTTCTGCTGTTGGAGCAGGCATATCAGCTACAGCTTGTACAATGGCTTCGGTGATTGCAACTGCATCAACTACCACATGTGGTTCTGCTTTAACGACTGCTATTACTGCGGCTGAAATAATATCAGCAACTTCGGAATGATGAATCGGTTCTGCATCGAATTGTGCTGTAACAATCTCAGCAACAATGTCAGCAGCTTCTGCATGATCAGCACTTGGAGATAATGCAACTACCTCTTCAACTTCAACTGGTGCAGCACCTGCCGGTGCAGAAACGATAGCATCAATGTGAACTTGAGTTTGAACGGCAATCAAATGATCAACATGCGCTTCAACTACGGATAATCTGGAGTCTAGTTCTTCAATGCTTGCGGCATTCTCTGTATTAACGGTTGTACCAGTTAGTGTTGCTAACTTAGCTTCTACTGCTACTAATCTTGCAGCTAAATCTTGTAATCTCATGGGTTTCTCCTTTAGGTTAGGTGAGTGAATCGTGTTCACTCACCCGTATTTAACTACTACTATATTAAAGTAATATTACAAACTATCAGAAACTCAATAATAGCAACTGTCCACCTTCAACTAATTCAGCAGCATTTGTACCAGTGGCTGCTTTATGATTTTGATCAACTAACAAGAAGTAACGCTTGCCATCTGTACGACCTAAGATCGTAGTGATTTCAATGATACCGCTGGTTTCTTCGTCATTGGTCTCAGTTCCAACTACACCAGTGTAATAGTCACCAAAAAGTTTCTCATCATGTTGAGCAAGTAGTGTTAACTTCTTAGCAACTGGATCATATTTCCAAATCTTACCATTGTGATTGTTACCACCCACATCCTCTTGTAGGATAATTGTACCATCGCTAGCAACAGTCATGTTGTCAAACATCTGTGTGCCATGAATACGACCGGCAACGGTAACTGTTTCAGTACCATCTAGAATCATTTCAAGGATACCACCCTGTTCAGGTTTAGTCAAATCAGTAAATGTCATGCTCCAAAGGCGTGTGCGACCAACTTGAGCAGTATTGGTAATGCTGGTGTTGATCTTACCACCTGTGTTGTCTTTGGCAGCATCTGGTTGATTAGTTGTTACAAAGTAATAACGATTCTTGTTAA